GGCCCTTTAAGTTTGTAGATCTTATATGATCAAGGATTAAAAGTATACGCTCTGCGAAGCAGGAGTGAATGCTTGTCCGAGTCCAGTTACAAGAATCGTGTGATAGTAGAGGTTAGCACCAAAGATATTATCAACAACGCCATAACGTGTAAGCAAGCCTACGCGTGGAGCGAAGTCATTAGGACCAATTGTGCGTTGAACCATAACCGGAATGTATGGGCAATAGATGATACCAGTGTCATAGAATTCTGGTCCCTTGTATCCGAGAAGCGCGTACTCAGGACGAGCTGCATCATTTACATTGTTACCTTCTGTTCTAGTGTCACGATATACATTAAAGCGACCACCAAGATTACCGATCTTAGCTACACCAACAGGCTGTGTGTTAACATTGCCTTGAACAGGTACCCACTGGAATTCAGGGAGCATTTCAAGGATAGCGCAAACGCGAGGAGTTGCAACAACAAAGTTTGCAGCACCACGACGATTACGAACAGCGATGCGATTTGCTTCGATGATTAATCTTTGGTAGAAATCACGATTACGTTCGACTAACCAACGACCATCAGCTGACTGAGGAGCCCAGATAGAATAACCAGCGCCTTGACCTGCATTGAGGGAGACCTGAATCATTCTAACAAGCATTTCACGGTCGATCTCAGCCTGAATTTCATACGACATAGCGTTTGTCAATTCAGTATCGATATCGATACCATTCATGTTCTTAAGGTCCTGCTCAAGTTCTACTGACCAACGTGCGCCTAAGCGACGTGTTCCAGCTTCAACTGCTGTTTTCTCGAACGATACTTCGAAGGAAGGAATATTACCTGTAACTTCGAAATTCGCAAGGATAGCAGCAACACCAGCGTCTGCTTCAGAGATGAGCTTGTCAACTCCGTAGTCAGATGAACCAGTACCTGAGAGGTAGTCTGCTGATGTACCAGTGTAAGCAGTATTCAAGTAGTTATAACCAGCTTCTTGACCGGCTGCGCCAGCAAGAATACCAGCTTGACCACCTGGAGTGTTACCAGCGCCTGTTTTACCATCGATACCTTCACCAAGAGTTTCCCCTGTGTAACGGTAACGAAGAGCAAAAGCAAGACCAACTGGACCTGCCATTGGTTGTACACCAACGATTTCATTTGTAATTAACTCGGGAAAAGTACGTCTAATCATTGGGATCAAGATCTTTGGAAGACGGTAATCACCTTGTGCGTAGCTGTCTGTACCTGGAGTACCAGTTGCAAAACGGCCATTTGTTTGGAAGTTGTCACCAACTGCACCACCGTTACCAGCCGCATTAGCGTTGGTTGGAGTGTAGCCTGGACCAGCTTCTTCGATACACCATGCCTCTTGATTTTCAAGTAGCATAGCTGTATTTAAGCGAGTGTGAGAGTCTTCAATTGCTGCAACGCTCTTTGAAGTGTAGTCCAGAACTGGAGCCCACTTTTCAAGAAGAGCTGCTGCTCTTGATTCATCGATATAAGCCTGTGAGGGTTTAATTGTATTCATAGTTTTTATATTTTCCTTTATTATTTTGTTCGACCCCAAGGGTAAATCAATTTGATTTATCCAGGTAACTCAGGAAAGCCTAAACATTAAATTTATTAAAAATTAATATTTGGATAGTTCTGAAAGATATGGGCTAGATGGTGCAGCTGCTGGCTTTTCAACCTTCTCAGCAATCACTCTATCTACCTTTACTGTATCTTTCAGAGCTTCTTCTTTTAAGCTCTCAAGTCTGCTCTCTTCTTTCTTATTAAAAAGCTTCAATGTATAATCGAAATTCTCAGCAATGAACTCTGGGCTCTTACCTGCTAATACTTTCTTTACATACCTTGCGCTTCTCTCATCGAGTTTAGATGTTTTCTGTTCAATAAGAAGATTTGACTTAATTGTCATAAGTTCTTCTTCAATAACACCCTTCTCGTGAAGTGCAGACTCAAGCTTTGAAGTAGCTTCATTAATTTGTTTATGACCGTCAATAACAGCATCTTTAATGCTCTCTTTCTGAAGAGCGCTGTCTACGGCTAAATCGGTACGAATTCCTTCGAGGACTTTAATTGCCTTTTTATTTTTTACTGCTTCTTGAATATCAGCAGCAGGAATCGATTCTTCTAAAAATTGATCGAGGTATGTTGAGATTGACTCAACTAACTCTTCTTTGAATGTATTAGCATCTTCGGTTAATACCTTTTCATACTTTGATACAACAGCTTTAAGTTTTGCTGTTCTGTCACTCTCAATAGCTTCAACAACTTTGTTGAGCTTCTTAGAATGATCAACATCGATAGCTTCTAAAAGCTTCTCTAGTTTTGAAGTATATAATTCGTCTTGTTCGAACAATGCTTTGTCGACGTGAATTTGTGTCTTCTCAGCTAAACGCTCTTCGAAAGCTGTTTCAATCTGATTTAATACAGCTTCGTCGATCGCTCCGTTTGTTGCTTCTTTTAGTATTTTTGAAATATTCATGATTAGAAAAGGTCTATATTATTATTTATGATCTGCTGCTTAATTTTACCGTTAATTGCATTAGATAAATTTTCATGCGCAGTTTTATAATCTTTTTCAATAACTTTATTGATAAATTTCTTAATAGTTGTCTTAACTTCTTTGCTCATGTAATTATTATTTATAGAGAATTAATGAATTGCAACATATGCTCGCGTAAAAATTCATCTTTATTTTTTAGAGGCATAGTTGAAATTGTCTTTTCAAAATTATCATACGCCTCTTCAAACTGACCATACTTGTTAACTACATATTGCTTACTCTCTAAAATACCGTTAACAAAAGCTTTTGGAAATGAAGGATCCGCTACACAGTCGATTGCGACTAGCTTAAAATCCTGTACGCGGCTAACACCTTCTTGACCTGATTCAGGTATAAGCTGCCCAAGTGCCCTTGAACTCATTCCAACTCTTACACCATCATTTATAAGAGCTCTCACGATCATGCCTGTAGGAGTTGAAAGAACTTTACTCTTACCGTAGAAAACATTACCTTCCTGAGATACCTCCGTTACTAAATGACATGCCCTTTCAAGATCCACATCAGCTGTAGTAGGGTGATTTAATTCGCCCATCGCACGGCCAGTCTGTACCATATCAGCTTGATATCGTTTAACTTCCTTTTCCATCTCCTCAAGAGGGTAGATTCTCTTGTTACGATTAACACCTTCAGCCATCATGTACGGGCCTTTAATAAAGAAGTCTTTAGAATTTTTACCTTCTTCGACGATGTATTCAAACTCCTCTTTTGGAGCCGGGGTTTCAACTATAAG